GTTAGATCACAACACCTTTATGGGCGGGTGGTACATATCGCCAAATATATGTGAGGGACTTATTGATTATTATGAAAATAATACAGATAAATCTTTGCCTGGACATGTTGGTAATGACGAAGAAGCTAAAATAATTACAAAGATAAAAGAGTCTAGAGATGTTAAAATATTTACAGAAAACGACCGCGGCATAATTGGTATTTATCGAGAGGAACTACAAAAAGTTTTAATTAAATATTTAGAAAAATATCCTATGGCAAATAGTGTTTTAAGATTTTCAATAACTGAAAATTTTAATTTACAAAAATACCCAAAAGGAGGAGGCTTTAAAGCGTGGCATTGTGAAAATAATGGATCTGAAAAAGTAATAAGTAGAAATTTAGTTTTTATGACATATTTAAATTCTGTCGAAAAAGGTGGCACAGACTTTTATCATCAAAAAATTACAACACCTGCGGAGGTGGGCTTGACACTAATTTGGCCTAGCTATTGGACACATGTTCATAGAGGGCAGGTTTGTAAAACACAAGAAAAGTATATCATTACAGGATGGTATGATTTTGTCTAAAAAACTAAAAGATTTTATTTATCATCAAAATATTTTTTCTAAAAATTTAGCTGATGAGATTATTTTTGAATATAAGGATAATGACTTTGATAGACACTCACATCACAATCAAGAAACAAGGCATTTAGGCAGTATAGAAATTAGTAATAGTGAAACTATAAATGAGGTCAATAGTTACGAAAGAGCTTTAATTGTAGAAAAAACGACAAAAGAAATTGATAAAATAGTAGAGAATTATTTAAAGTTTATAAAAACAGAGAGTTTACCTATAGAACAATCATCTCCTTTCTCACTTCGTCAGATGAATGTGGGTGATTGGTATGGCGAACATGATGACGATGGAGTCGGAGCTGCTACAGGTGATTATAAGTTTACTATATCTATTTGTTTGAATGATGACTATAAGGGAGGCGATTTTTCTTTTTTTAATAATACAATTAAATATAAGTTAAAAAAAGGTGATGTATTAATGTTTCCCTCTAATTTTATGTTTCCTCATCAAGTAAATAAAATTACTAAGGGGACACGTTACCAACTGTTGTTATGGCTAAGATAATTTTTTATTGTGTGCAAACAGGTAAAAGAGGATTGATGCCTTGCATAAAAAAACAAAAAATAATTGATTTCGAATATTGGTTTGCGCAACAAGATAAAGGATGGAACTACATAAATATAAGTAATAATCACACACATTTATCTAATCCTAAAAGACAAAGGCTTTATAGATTTATACCAAGATTATTATTTACAGATTTTGATTATACTGTCTATGTAGATAGTAAATTTTATCAACACCGTGATTTTTATAGTTTTTGTTTAGATATAATAAATAAAGAAAAACCAAACTGGATGACTTGTTTTCATAAAGAAAAAAGAACATTTGAACAAGAACTGCAATTTGCAATCGAGCATAAGAATATACCAGAACAAGACATTAAAAAAGTTATGTCAATTGTTAATTCTAATAAGTGGGTTTCTTATGACACGTGTTGGCTTATTCGTAAAAACACAGATAAAAACCATGACATAGGTCACAAATGGTTTGAACTTACCGATAAGTGCTTTTCGTATAATTGTAGAGATCAACTAACTTTATCAGAATGCATAAGTAAAAATTATGTAAACACTAACCATACTATTCAAGAATTAGAGAAATATTCAATTATAAAGCATGTATAAAATATATGAACAGCCTTTTGATTATAAAACATTAGATAATAATGTAGTTTTAATTGATGTGTTAAGAGCTGCTACTGTGGCAAACGTAGTTTTAAGTAAGAACCCAGTTGTTTATTTCATGTCTGCTAATGAAGACGAGATAAATATAATAAAACAAAAAAATAAAAACGCTGTAACGATAGGTAAAAGACAAAAAAATATTTATACTTACCCTAACTCCCCTAGTGTTCTTTGGAACGCAGATTTAAATAAAAGGTGTGTTTTGCATAGTTCAGCAGCTTGTGGCGGAATGTTGGATAAATTAAAAAATTACAATGTATTGTTATGTGGGTTTTGTAATATTTCTGCAACTGCCGATTATATACAAAACAGTAATTTAGATTGGAGTATTGTTTGTTGTGGATTTAGAGGAGAGGAGCGTAATGATGAGGACAAACTATGTGCCGATATGATTACCAAAAATATAAACAGTGATCAAAATGATATTTTTTTAAATTTAAAAGATTCAGAGTCCTTAACTATATTTGAAAAAAATCAACAAGATTATCCTAAAAAAGATATTGAAATATGTTTAACATTAGACATGTTTTCATCTCCGATAAAAGCAAAAGAAAATATTATTACAAAGGCATGATAAAAGTTTTAGACAATTTTTTTCCTAGTAACATGTACAATGAAATGTTGAAAGACTCAAAAAATAATTGGCAAAATAAAGAATATTTTATTTACAAAGATTTAACTGAAAAATTATACACTATAGATGTAATTAATTATATGAGCTTTAAACTTGATAAAAATATTACATTATATAGAGCTTACTCGCACGGACATCCAAGCGATTACCCGCACAACATACATCAAGATAAAAACTCTACACACACTGCAATATTGTTTTTAAATGGGGATTATTATAAAGATTGGCAAGGTGGGACTATAATATATACAAACTGCACTAATTATATAGATTTTGTCCCAAACAGACTTATAATATTTGAAGCTAATTTAAATCATGTTGGAACACCATTTACAAATACAAATAATTTTAGACTACAGAATGTTTGGAAAATAAATATTAATTAATAATTATGCTGGAGATATTTGATAATAAAATTAAAGATATTGATAAAATTTATAAAGAATTAAAAAAACTACCTTATTACTATGGCGAGGTTGATGATATAAATTATGAACCCACAGGTTTGACATCTGAATTATCTGAGGATAGTTTTACTTATAAATCTTTAAGGTCTTTCATTTGTGAAAATAATTATTTAAAAAATAAAACAATAACAAGGTCATATGTAAATTTATTTGCACCAAGAGAACAACTCTATTATCACACGGATGGAGATGAGGGCACAACATTATTGTATTATGCTAACCTAGATTATGATATAAATGAAGGAGGAGAAACAAAGTTTTTATCTGAAAATAACACATTGATTTCTGTTTTACCGATACCTGGAAGAGTAGTTTTTTTTCCTGCTGATTATAAACACACTGCTTCTTCTTTTAAAAATAAACATAGATTCACAGTAGCGTTTAAATTTAAGGAGAATATATAATGCTTACCCAAGAAGAATTAAAGAAAAAAGATTTTAAAATATTTTTAGGCATGCCCATGTATGGAGGCATGTTATCAGAGGCAACTTTACATGGTTTATTAGAGCTACAACAATGGTCTATGGCTCACAATGTGGGTATGAGAATACAAACAATGGGCAATGAGAGTTTAATCACAAGAGCTAGGAACACTATAGTTTCTATGATGATGGATCAAACTGATTTTGTAGCAACACATCTTTTGTTTATCGATGCTGACATAGGTTTTACTTGGAAAAACATAGAAAGATTAATTTGTGCAGAAAAAGATATAGCTTGCGGTATTTATCCTAGAAAACATTTACACTTTGAAAAAGTTGCTAATGTACTTGCAAACTTTCCAAATGCTACACCTGACGAGATAGAAGCTAAGATACTTGGTTACAATGTTAATTTTGATGACCCGACACACTTAAAGGGAGAGAATGGTTTTTTTAAAGTAAATGAAGCGGCCACGGGGATGATGTTAGTAAAGCGTCATGTTTTTAGAACTATGTTTAAAAAGTTTCCCGAAAGAAAGTATGAGTCAGATCAAATAGTTAACGGTGGCGGTTATAAGTCAGATAACTGCTATGACTTATTTGCTGTGGGTCCTTACGAAACTGTCGGACAAAAAAGATATTTATCAGAAGATTATTATTTTTCTAGATTGTGGCAAGAGTGTGGAGGAGAGATATGGGCAGACTTAGCTATGCCATTAACACATTTTGGAAATAGAGGATATAAAGGTCATGTGGGTGCATTAGTTGCACAAGTTAAAAATGAGACATCTTAGGCTAATTCAACATAATATTACATCGCATTACGCTGTATATATAGTAGATAATTTTTTAGAAAGTGATTATCACAAACAAATTTTAGAAAAGGTCATAGAGCTAACGCAGAAAGATAGTATGGCACAACAAACTAATGTAAAAGCAAACATGACAAAATTTACTGAATTACTTAATCATAAATTATTTGAAAAAATGTTTATGATGTCAGTAGAATTATTACAAATGTTTTTTACATTAAGGTCACCGTCACCGACTAACCCTTACGAATATATTATAGATGAAGCATGGGCTATGAAACATATGAAAGGTAATAATACAATAGAACATATTCATGGGTGCGAGTATTTTTCATGTGCATATTACCCAAGAGTACCGGGAGAAACCACCATGTCATTTTCAGATTTTGGTTGTTTTGAAACATTAAAAGAAAATTCATTATATATCTTTCATGGTTTGACTAAACATGCAGTTCTACCACAACAATATGATGAGCCTAGATACTCGATTGCATTTAATATATTACAAAAAAATATTAAAAATAAATTGTAATGGACATAACAATAAATGAAAATGTTGTTTCAAGAGATTATGATGTCTTATCGCAAGATGATAAAAACCTTATTCTTAACGATGTAAAATATGAAATTGAACATCATCCCTGTAAAGATGTTGCTCCTTATCAAACACACGCCAATCTTTTTCAAAGATACAAAGATAAAGTTTATTGGAACAGACTATATCTAAACGCAAGAGCTATGGTTGATGAGAAATATGATTACTATAAATCATGGGCTAATTTATCAAATGAGGACAATGATTACAAATTTCACAAACATAAAAATAAAAGGACTTGTATATATTATTTAAAAAGTAATCTACCTGAGTTTGGCACTAAGTTAGAGGGCAACATCATTATTGAGGCGATAGAAAATTCTATGGTTTCTTTTGATGGAATGATACCTCATTCTGTAGCAAACATGCCTAAAAATATAGCAAAGAATAATCCTAGATATTCTGTTGTTTTTGACTTTAAACTGGCTTTCTAGTATATTATCGCAATGCCCCTAATAAATTTTAGACCAGCACCCGGTATTAATAAAGAAGTTACTGATTATACAGGCCAAGGTAAATGGACTGATGGTGATATGGTGCGTTTTTTTCAAGGTTCAGCACAGAAGATCAAAGGTTGGGAGAAATTTATAAACACGACTTTAGTTGGTGTAGCCAGAGACATGCATGCATTCATAGGCTTAGATGGCACAAGGTATCTTGCGGTTGGCACAGATAGAAAACTATATATAGTCGTGGAGGGTCTTGCTTATGACATCACCCCTATAAGAGAAACTCAAGCATTAACTAACCCATTTACAACTAATGGCACGACTTCAGTGTCTGTTGCAGATTCATCGCATGGAGCAACTGAAGGTGACTTTGTTACATTTGACTCTTTTAGTGCCATAGATGGCTTAGACATGAATAAAGAGTTTGAGATAACTTCAATTACCGACAACAATAATTATGTCGTGACAGCTACATCGGCTGCATCAGGATCAACTTCTGGTGGCGGGGGTAGTGGTAATGCTAAGTATCAAATAAGTATTGGACCAGAAGTATCTACATCAGCGTTTGGTTGGGGCACTGATACATGGGGCGCAGGTGGATGGGGTAGCCCATCAACATCATCTACCGTAACACTAGAGGCGAGACAATGGTCTTTAGATAATTTTGGAGAGGATCTTATAGCCACAGTATTAAATGGCGGTGCTTTTAGATGGGACACATCTAGTGGGGTTACCACGAGAGCTGCAGCAATTACAAACGCACCAACAAGATCGAGATTAAGTTTAGTTTCTACACCTGATAGACATTTATTATTTTTTGGCACACAACCCACCATTGGAGGCACAAACGCACAAGATGATTTATTACTAAGATTTTCAGATCAAGAGGACATTAATACTTATCAACCAACAGCAGAAAATACTGCTGGTTCTTTAAGAATTGCAGACGGTTCGAGAATCGTGGCAGCAGAAAGATCAAGGGGTCAGATATTAGTGTGGACAGATACATCACTTCACTCTTTACAATTTATTGGTCCACCATTTACTTTTGGTTTAAGACAACTAGGACAAAACTGTGGGATTGTTGGTAGTCATGCAGGTGTTGATATAAATGGTATTAGCTATTGGATGTCACAAGATTCTTTTTTCTTATTTGATGGTTCTGTTAAAAAATTACCTTGCACTGTAGAGCAATTTATTTTCAATAATTTAAATGTGACAGGTGCTGAAAATGCTTTTGCAGGTCATAATGGTGAGTTCAATGAGATTATGTGGTTTTATCCAAGAACAGGATCAGATACTATAAATGCAATTGTGGCTTATAATTATACTGAGGGTACTTGGTGGACTGGAACATTAGATAGAACAACTTGGTTAGATAGAGAGGTGTATGACAACCCAGTTGCTACAGATTACTTACCAACAACAACTGCAAATAACGAAGTTATTTCAGGATTAACAGACGGTGCAACACAATTATTTTTACATGAAACAGGAAACAATGGTGACGGTGCTGCTATTACAGCGTTTGTTAAGTCAGGTGTTGTGCAGATAGGTGAGGGTAATGATTTTGCTTTTGTGTCAAAACTAATTCCTGATATTGAGGATCAAGAGGGTACACTAAATGCTAAATTAGAGTTTAAAAATTATCCAAATAATAGCACAAGCGTTACAAAAACGGTTTCGTTTCAAGACAACACAGACTTTGTAAGTCTTCGTGGTAGAGGTAGAGAGTTTACAGTAAATGTCGTATCTAATACCACAGGAACAGCTTGGAGATTAGGCACACAAAGATTTGACATACAGCCTGATGGTAGAAGATAATGAACCCTTATCAAATTTTACAACATTGGAAAAAACAACCATATGTCAAAACTAATTATGAAAATATTCACGCACATTATGCAGATCATAAATATATAAGAATGAAACCTAAGTCACAAATAACCCTAACAGAGGGACATATATTTTTGATAATTAAACACCCAAAAGAATGGGTGCAACAAAATTTTAAATTAGAAAATGATGTTACTTTACATAATGAAACTCACAATATTCTTTATTTTATATTAAAAGACTCTTTACTATCGAATGAAGAAAAAAATCAAAAATTACATGTAAAAAATGGTGTGCCAAAGGATGATGATGAATGGCTAAATTGACCTTAACTAGATTTCCAGATGCTAGAGATGAGTATGATGCTCAACAACAAGCAGAATTAATAAGAGTATTAGAGGCAATAATACAACAATTAAATAGCTCCTATACTGAAGATACACAAGAAGAAACTACAAGAAGGACTTGGTTTTTAAATGGCTGATGTATTTAAAAGATTTATAACTAACGTTACTACTACTGACTTGACTACAGTATTTACAGTGCCAACTGCAAATGTTGCTGCCACACCACCAGTTCCTGTATCTACTTTTATAGTCAAAACAATAAACACTCACAATTATGACGGTTCTAACTCAGTAACTGTTAATGTTGATCACAACAATGGTAGTGCAGATTTGCAAATTTTTCAAATTGATGTATCTGCAAGTAACACAAACACCATATCAACTAGCATGGTTTATCAAGAGGGTGATTCTTTAAAAGTACAAGCTAATGCAGCATCAAGAGCAATGATTGAAGTTTCCGTGTTGGAGATAAAACAACAGCAATAATGTATTTATTAGCTGACATACCAAAAGAAATATTAAAAATATTAGACGATGTTATAGATGAAAAAGGTCTATCTCCTGTAAATGGTGATCTTGCTGGTAATATAAAACATGAATACTCTATTCCAAGAGGTAAAGCCGCAGTTTCTCCATTATTAATGGAAATGATTGTTAAGTATAATGAAAAATATCCTAACTATTTTAAAAAAGCTCACTCAACATTAAATTATAAGGCTTGTGAAATTGAGCTATTTAATTTATGGGTTAACTTTCAAAAAAAATATGAATTTAATCCTATGCATGTGCACGATGGTTTATACAGTTTTGTTATTTGGCACAAAGTGCCTTATTTATACGAAGATGAAAAAGCTCGATTACCTCACATAAGAAATGAAGATTTTAGAGCAGGTATGTTTGCTTTCTTTTATAGTGAGCCTGGTGGTAAAATATATCAAGAGGCAATACCTGTAGATAAAAAATGGGAGGGTAAGGTTTGTCTTTTTCCTGCGTCCTTAGATCATTGTGTATATCCTTTTTACACTTCGGATGAGTATAGAGTGTCAATTTCAGGTAACATAGGTTTTAAAATTCAATAGTGAATTATATATACAAAAGCAAAGTACATAATCATTCTAAAATAAAAAAACAATTACTAGATAAAATAAATTTAATACCTACAAATCCTTTACACAGTAATAATGAATCTATAATGCACACAGATTGGAATCTGCCACCTAATATGCACAGAGAATATGCTTCATTATTTTTTGAAGTTATAAAACCTCACATGGCAAAAATTACACAAGATCTTAAATGTAGTAGATATGACATTGAACTTTTTTGGTTTCAAAGATATGGACATAAAAGCAAACACTCTTGGCACACACATCCTAGAGCACATTTTGCAAATGTTTACTTTGTGGAGTGTCCAAAAGGTTTAAGCACTAAGTTCATGCATTTTGAGGAAGAGTGTGAGGAGGGAGATATTATAAGTTTTCCTGCTTTTTTACCACATAGTTCACCAATGATTACAGAAAATTCTTACAAAACTATTATATCTTTTAACAGTTCAATCCATTATGAACCAATGTAATAACCTATTGATTTCCTAGTTTTTCGCCTATAAAACTATATTATGGCAAAAATTGTAGATGAACCAAAGCTTCTACGGTACGATATGCTAGATGGGAAGAAAATA